AAGCTGGGTAAGCGAGTCGAACACAACAATAGTATCAAGAGGAAGAGTAGATAACTCCACGACTGTAGTTGGTTCATTGTCTTTCTTACAACTGGAACAACTAACTTTACCATGTCTCTCGCAAATCTCGCATTTTCCTCCTTTAATGACTTTGAGGCAAGTTTCAATGCCAATGGGGAAAGATCTTGTGTCTGGTAGGGATATGACATCGATGCGCTCCTTTTGTTCTTCAGGTAATTTGAGTAAGGTATCAACACCATTCTCTAGGTCAAACCAGATGAGATTAAACTCAGCTGATAACTGTCCTGCAAGCTGGGTCTTTCCTGATTTCGGCGGGCCAAATAGAAGAACCCTGTGGGACTTAGATGCTACGCGTTTAGATAGTTTCATTTGTATTTCCTTGGGTTAGCTAATACATATTGTTGCAAAGATTTATACAAAGGATGATCCGCTAAATCAATTCTAGCTGCGTCCATTGAATCCATGACTGTATGTTCTATAGTAATTTGAGTTGCTTTAATATAGCCAGATTTTTTATCTACATTAAACTCAATACAGAATGTATTTGTAGGTTGAAGTGGTGCGCTCATGATATTCCGGCCTCTGCTTTCTCTAGTTGTGTGTTAAGAAGATCTTCCAAACTCAGTACCACCTGATACTCTTCAGTATCCTCCTCTTCAGCAGTACAGGGTTTAGTAAGGTATTGTGTTGAGAGCTGACAAGTATTAAGATACTCACACTCGCGGAAGAATGAGTAACAGGATTCTCCATGCATCGGATAGACTTCTGCTTCCTCATATAGTTTAATCATTTCAATATCTAGAAGCAACTCTCTGATCCAGAGTGCTCGTTGAAGATAAGTCTTATGAAATGGGATTGGTGTATATTCCCCAGACTTTGTATTGTACACTAGATAGAGAACCTCATAAGACGACAAATCTGGGAAGATTGCATCAAGAACTATGGAATATCCAATGGCTTGTGCTGAGTTCTTGTAAGATGCTGGATTAATGGTAGCTGCACCAGTTGTCTTACACTCAAGTACGATAACTTTCCCTGTTTCTCTGTGCCTGAGAACTCCATCAACAAAGCCCCGCAATCTAAAGCCATCAGGGAATATGATGGCAAAGGAAAGTTCGGTTGCAGGTTTACCTTGGTAGTAGACAAGTTCATACTCCTTAAGAAATCCAGCCTCTCGCATAGCAATGAATCTACGCAAGGCAATTACAGCCCCCCAAAAACTCTTATTTAGTTTCGGATCTTCTGCAAATAGATCTGTATGCCAACCAAGAAACATTCGCCAGATTATTTCTTGCTCGCTTTTATCTTCAAGAGCAAGTTGGATAGCTTCTCCGACGATGTGACCGTAAGCGAAGGTGATGGTAGATTTCTCTGCTTCTGCTGCTCTGTGGGTACTTCGTAGTTTATAGAGCTGGAACTTTCTTGGGCAGTTATGAAGTGTGAGCGTTGAGGAATATGATAATTGGCGAATGCGGTAATCAATCTTTCCTTCATAGCCTGGCTCTTGCCAAGTATCTCCAGTAGTTCCTTCTGTTCCTGAAGAACCAAGTCCGATAGGACTAGACTCGTCAACTGCCAGATCTGATAGAAATGCGTCGAATGAGAATTCGTTGGCAGACATAATAGAATCTCTTGTAATAGTGGGGAGTAAACTCCAGATGCGTCAAATCCTCCGGCTTGGAGAGTTTCTAGATTTGGGTCTAGATTCAACCAGTCTCGGAGGATTTTATACTTGGAATAGGAAAGTTTACAGAGTAGGAATTGGAGAACTAGACCCTGCTTTCCCGAGATTACCTGTAATGTTCCAGTATTTATGGAGTTCATGGTAGTGTTTGGTATAGACTCCATAGAACAATGCCATTTGGGAAAGAGGAAAGATCTGGGATGGATGCTGGTTTGGTTTATATTTGGGATCGCGATTGGTTGGGTGCATCGCGGCTTTTACCTTGAGAGTTTCTATGGACATGATAGATTCCTTCTTCCTTAGAACATATCGGCAGCAGCTTTGCCGCCAAGACTTTTGAGTTTCGATGTAAGATTCTTCACTGCCGGCGCCTTAGTTGCAGCGGCCGCAAATGCTACATTGGTTTGTACAGATAGGCCAGATACAATGATCTGGATCTCTGATTCTTCTAGCAAGGAGACTTGCTCAGGATACTTACTCAGTGTGGTATGTATCTCTCGGAGCAATGTAGGCATTGAAGGATGTTTGCTCAAGATGGTATCTGCAAGAGCTGCAACTTTCTCTCGAAGCTGGTAAGCTGGGCCAGTTGGATCTTGGAGCTGAGTAGATTCTGTCATTGGATCTTCCCTTCTGCATATTTCAATAGACCTTTCTCTTGCATAATCCAACGCTTGGCATTGAATCTATCCAGCGTATCTGGTTCAAAGACTGGATCAGCTAACCTTTGATCTACGATCTGAGATTTTGGGAACCACTCATTCTGAGGAACTGTTAGTTCATTATCTTCTACTGAGTCCACTCTAATATATACTGCTTTCGGAGTTTCTTTCAGAAGCTTTCCACAGATTAGATAGATAGGATCTTGGATCAGTTTGTTTGCCATTGGGAATTCCTTTCTCGGCCTTGGCCTATAGATTATTTATCAAAGACTCTCTTTGTTTCTTCTTCTCTTCTTTCTCTCGATCAGCAAAAGTTCCCTTCAACTGTTCAAGAATCAGTGTGAGCTTGGAACCATCCTGAGCAAAATAAAGTATTGCTTTCTCCGGCTCTATCTGTAACTTGTATCCTACATCAAGCCACTTTCTTTTCGCAATTGCTTTCACGATTCGTGGGTGAAGAAGTCTATTAGCAGCTACTGAAACCTGCTTGGGAGACTTGGTGGATGCCTTAAGAGCTTCCCAGAGAGGTGTGTACTCAGATTCTTTCATGCCGTTAGGGGAGTCTTAATTGAATCTACTAGATTTCTGCATTGATCTTAGCAACTTAGGTACATGAAGTGAAACCCGACCGCTTTTGGCAACGGTGTGCTAAGTTACCAGCTAGTAGACTCAATTAAGATCCCTAGATCATCTTACCCATGGGGATTCGAAGTCTAGGGAAATGATTAGTTTTACCTTAGGTCATAATCAGGACCAAGATCTGGATTACAGATTCGAGACCAACAGTTCCACATCATTGGCACCCAGATAGGCATCAACCTTAGAAACCAACAGTTCCAGAATATCCGAGAACTGATCTGCATTCTTGGAATGTTCAATATACAGGCCCAATTGATCTTTCAGCTTGGCCAAAACATCCTTGTTGGTTTTCACAATGGAGAACTTCTTGAGGTACACAACAGTTGCATTAGTAACAGCTTCCACAGACTTGTTAGTAACAGCTGGCATAACTTCAATGTAGTCCTTAGCAAATGCTTCCCAGACAGCAGAGTCGATGCTAGAAGAGCGACGATCAGCCTTAGGCATATTGGCAATGAAGTCCCAAGTTACCTTTGACAGATCAAAGTTAGCTTGCGAAGCTTTCTCGTCGTCAGAAACAATGCTTGCAGCTTGTGAACGAATCACATCATACATTGCATCTTGCAACAGTTCCAGTTCTTTGCCACCTTTGGTAAGGATAGCAACAATACCTTCTACGCTGGGGACTGGCAGTTTCAGTTCAACTGAGGCACGCTTGTTACCCAGCTTGTCTTTCTTGAAGTGGAAAGCAAAGTCTTTGGTATCAGTGTTCACATCAAAGTTTGCGGTAACGGGAGTTGCGGTGTTGGTTGTATCATTCATGATTTAAAATTCCTAGGTTAGGATTGTGAAAAGAAAGTTTCGAGACTGAGAGAGTTTAAAACTGGTACTCTCCCACACCAGAACAGCTAGTATGCCACAGACTGGGATCGCTGTCAAGGGGGTTCTATAGAGAATGGATCAGGTATATGTTAGTTAGGGACTATTCATAATCAACTCCTTCTGTTACTTTGCCCTTGAAGAACTCAGCTTTCTCTGCGATGGTTTCTCCCTTAATCTTCTGGCTATTTATTCCATTAACAAAGGTCTCTGGTTCACAGATTATATAAAGTTCCTCTTTGGCCCGCGTAATTGCGGTGTATAGAAGTTCTCGTTGTAACATAGTTGCATGGGATTGGTGGAATACACAGAATACCTTTCTCCATTCAGAACCTTGTGATTTATGTACGGTAAGTGCATAACCAAGGAGCATGGCATTCAGTGCAGATGCTTTATCTACTTTAATTTCTACTTCAGAATCAAGCATTCGGAGAGTTATAGTATGCGATGCTTGGTGAACTCTATCTGCATCGCTAGATGATGCAACTTGGGATAGTAAGAAGTCCATATCTACATCAGATGATTGATCCACCTCATGAACTACTGGATCATATCCCCAGTAATCTAATGTTGTAGAAGCAGGTAAGGCTTTAGCTCCAGTATATGCAGGATTCGCCTCGATGTTTATAATCACTGCATCTTCCTTATCAAACAGCACCTTATCTCCGATAGAGAAGTAATGTTTCATGAATCCAGAAACTACTTCATGCACCATAGCTTCTCGATTCTTGGCCAGTTGGTTAGCTATGATCTTATTCAGTTCAATTGTTCCGAAGGATTTATTGAATGGGAGAAGGATCATATCTTCCTCTGGATCATAAGCTCCTGATTTCTGGGCTGCTATGAAGAATTGGCCCGCAGTGTTTAGTGCTAGATCTGGAGTGATTTTCTTTTTCCAAGGATGGATAGTTAGTTGTTGTGGGAATTTCCATTTCTCAAATTCGGATAATGGAATTGTATTTCCAGATAGAATCCGGTGGGCTAGAGAGATAATTGGAGACTCAAGAGCTTGCCGATATACTTCTGTAAGTTCGACTACGGGAAGGCTAAGAAGTTTAAATCCCAGAATTGCTGGACCAAATACTGGCGAGAGTTGTTGAATATCTCCAAGGAAAATAAGCTGAGGATTATGAGGACAAGCATTTATAACTTCCTTATAAAGATCTGTGCCAATCATAGAAGATTCTTCAAATATGATTGTGCGGATGGAACTAGGCAATGGATTCATTTGATTCCTAGTAGGTTCAAAATTCATCTTGGTTTTTGTATCTCCTGTCATTGGATCAGATACTTCATAGTACACTGGTTGGTATTCTAGGAGTTTGTGAATTGTGATGCAATTAGCTTGTACATCGGTAGATAGGTTCTTTCGTATATTATTAACTGCGCGGCGAGTATAAGCGCAGATTACTAGGCCAGGAGTTCCATCTAATAGATGCTTATGTCCGGCTGCTTGCAAGATACCTACAATACCATTCTGAATCAATGCTTGTACTGTGCCTTTCATACAAGTAGTCTTACCTGTACCTGCTGCACCAATTAAGATAGCATCTTTACCAGAACCTGCTAGAGTGACAAATTCTTGCTGCTTGGTATTATAATGGATTATCTGGCCATGTTTATCTAGTTGATAAGCAGAATCACCAAGAGCTTCTGAATGTTCTGGGGTCGGTCCAGATGGTTCTACTGTAGGTGCAGCTACTGCTAATGCTTCTGCTTTCTTAGCTCGCATATTAGCTAGTAATTGGGCGAGTCTATCTTTGGAGATTGGAGAAGTGGAAGGAGAGGTGGACATATTAGTTTCCTAGAGATTTTATTAGAACATAGCCTTTGGCTTGATCTGGGAGTTTACGGAAAGAGAGAGCATATTGTTTAGTAGGATCAAAGTATGGCATACCTAGTACTAGATATTGGAAACCTTGATGCTCTATATTAGGAGAATAGGGATCAGGAGAATCTTCCTTAATCTTCTGTGCTAGATAAGATCCAGACCAATGTAAGAGATAGTATTTCTCTGCAAGTGGGATGAATTGAGGAGGTAGCGTGAACCATCTTGCATATACTTCCCGGACAATAAGCTGAGAAACTGTTGGGGTAATAGTATCTTGAATCATTCTGGTACTCCATTAGCATACTTGCGAGAAAGCTGCCAACGCATCTTAGCTTTTAGATAAGCTAGCTTGGTAGGATACTCTGCCTGGGATGGTTCATGATCTGGGGCAGAATCTACCATTGCTTTAAGATTTGCGGTTTCAGTAGTAGAATCTTCTGGGAGTATCTGATACTTGCCGCGCGTAAGATCCATATCTCCTAGACCTAGAAAGTTTCTTTGTCTTTCTAGTGCATGGCGCAAGACTTTGAATAGTGCATTAGAATAGATTGTGCCGATAGATATGTTCTGTTCACAATGCTCTAGCAAATCTTGGAGATCTACTTGTGGGACTAGGAATAGAGATTCTTCCTTGGTACATTTGATTATGACTTCTTTCCAATAGTCTGTCATTAAGACTGGAAGGCTAGAGAATGGAGAGATTGTTTTATACTCTGGGAAAGCCCCTGCAATACTAGCCCAATCTGCTATCTTAGATGCATAAGCAGAGATAGGCAAATGAGGATTCTTAATCATTCGTTCTAGTGCAGTCTCTCTGGTAATCAACTTACGAGATTCATACTCTTTAGAATATCCATCTTGGAAGTCTTGGTAAGATTGATTCCAATTCTCTATCCAGTGTTTGATATTGGTTAGGAACTTAGTTTCTGGGCCTACTGCATAATGTGGGAAGATTACACGAGGATTAGTAACTGCGTTAAGCCGGGATACAATAAGAGCTAGATGTTCCATGTTCTGGGCAACTATTGAATCAGTATGTTCGTTTCTTGATGCTGGTACTCTCCATTCGATTAGTTCCGAGGAATTGAGTAGAGCTAGGAATAGAAGGTAAGAATCAGTAGGTGTTAGTTCTGATCCGGCCCATTTACCTAGATAAGATAAGAGTTTCTTCTGGGGTAAGTGGAATATTGGGTGAGATACTTCTCTAGATGTTAGATAAGCTGGGAAGTGTTGGCATTCATATTCAATGCCAGATATTGAGCAGAGTATTTTCATAGAATCACCTTAGGATCATTTGGTTGGTTTAGAATCTAGGAGCATAGGAGCATAGGAGCATAGTATGCTAATCAAACATACCTACATAGGAGAATAGGCACAGATACATTAATGCTTCATCTGGAGAATGAATGATTGTTTCTGTAATTGCTCCATCTTTATAATGTCTCTCTGCATGATCTAGCCAAGAAAGTTTCCGGGTGGTTATGATTACCAAAGGTTTCTTTGGATTGGTAGGTGTTTGTCTAGTAGCCATGATATAGATTCTTTCTTTCAAGTATTAAATATTGGGAGTTGGGCAATGAAGAATAGGATACAGATCAGGATAAAAAGTCCTAGATTAATAACCGCGTTCGATCTTTTGTTCATATTCTCTTTCTTCTGATTCCGACATTAGATCATTCTCATATCGATACATTAGGCATCTTGCTATCTCTTGGGATGTACACTTGCTAGGATCTTGAGACCATTTAGTATAAGCATCAGCTCTTTGCTCTTGCAATGTTCTAGTTCCGGGAAGTCTATCAGCCATCCCTAGTTTTTCTGCAATAGTTGGTTTCAGAGTAATATTAGCTGCCATTACTCCATGTTCGATTTTGATTGCGAAAGTTTCTAGGTATCGGATCAAGGCTTTATTAGCTGATCCAGTTTTTAGGCATCTAATTACTTCAGTTAGCTCAGAAGCTGTGAAGTACGGTCGAAACTTTTGATTAGACATTCTAGGTCTCCTTACCTAATTACTTTCACATCAAATACATAAGCATCAATTGCGATCTTTATATCTCGGGAATTAACATCATGTTTCTTAAGCATGATGATTACATTAGAGAATGCTTCATATTGGTGTTTCCAGATAAAATCTAAGGTATCTTGGATAGACATCTTGATTGGCGCAGATGTTGGTTTAGGTTCTAGTTTAGGGATTATAGTTTCAAAGTTCATTATATAAACTCCTTGGGATAGTATGATCTAAGACTAGATGGGATTATCTAGCTCTAGGGTACATACGACAATAGCCCCGAGATTGGTATATCTCAGAGCTATTAGCTTATGATCTAGCTGATCTAGATAATATCTGTCAGATTGTAGTATTGGTCATACCATATTTATCTGTCATTATCAGATATGTCTTATAAGATACCGGTATCACTCCCAGTTTCTTCATCCGGTGACAGTGTAGGATATAACCTAGGTGTTGCATAATTCCACTCATTTTCTAAACTCCTTCATATAATCAAATACTTGGCACAGTGCCATTGCTTTATTAAATAATACTTTTCCATGGTCTATCTTACCTACGTCTGTCTTTCTATATTCTTTATATAGAAGACCATACAGGATTTGATAATAGATAATATCACTTGCTGGATGATTAACAATCTCTTGGATTATTGGCCAGAGTTGGATATTATCTCCATTATTAATGGTAGTAACTAGATTATTCCAGTGATTCATTTTAATTCTCCATCATTTGACACAAGTATAAATAATGCAATATACATGTTAGTTTCATCCTGATTCTGAAAATGATATTTAGCTAATCTTAGCCATTCTTTCCTATGCCATGCTAGTTTATGTGCATATTGTCCGATATGTTTAGCCATTGTTGACATGATAGAATCTCCTAGGTTTATATACCCCACAATTGAGATATATAAGATAGTAGACTATTGAGATAATAGGTAATAAATTCTTAGTTTCTAAAAAGTGAGTATCTAGACCGCTAGACCGTCAGACTGTAAGGTATAGGGTATCCCTATATGGCCGCCTTGTCAACCCTTGGGCCATAGAGCTTAGTTCCATAGTCTTCTTAGTTCCATATACCTAGATAGTATCTGATATACCTAGAACTATCTAGGTATATATAGGAGTTTCTAGGAGTCTTGGTGATATGTATGTATTACTACCCCACTTTAAAATTAATATACCTATATACCTATACCCCTATCTATATCTATCTATATCTATCTATACTCTCATACACATACCCTGCTATCTATCTATCTACCTACCTATCTACATAGATAGATCATACAGTGCATATGGGGGTCGGTGGAATGGGGGTCGAGGGCTGTACAGTCTAGCGGTCTAGCGGTCTAGTAGACTGTAAACCCAATTCATAATCTCCCAATGAATAATCAAACTAATAGACACTGAAACTAATCAATGCCTATTAATGGATCACTCTTATAGAATCATCTCGACAACCTTCTGTGAACTCTCCAGCATCTTTTCCAGCTTCTTGTCCAGTTTCATTCCAGTATCATCCAGATCAATGTGCCCTAGAACTTTCCGCAATCCATTAATTTGATGCGGCTGATACATTGTTTTTCCACCTGCAAGAGCAGAATACATATCCTTATACCCTGATACATGCTTCAGAATCGTAGCATCTTGTTCAGCCGTAAGTTCAATAGTTCCATCCACTCCACCATATCCGAGTTTCTCTGCAATCAGTGCATAGGTTGTCTCATGTAGTTCCCGAATAAACCACGCGTCGAGAAACTCTTTAGTAAGCCTTGAGCCGGTAGATTCTGCTTCCAGATACCCGATACATGCGTCGATACTTAGATCAGTATCAGTGACAATAGACAACACTCCCTGACCAGACTCGTACAAAGACTTAAATACACCGTCTTGTGCAGTCTCAAGCATTGCACGAATGCAACCCATTAGTTGCGGGATTTTTTCTGCAATCTGTGCATCTTGCAAGAATGGGATAGAGGCGCAAATATTAGGATACTTAGCTGGAACCTTGGCAGTAGTCTTATATTTAGCTTTCACCAGTCGTTGCCCACTGAGAGCTTGTGACTTGGCAGAATCAAAAGCTGTAACATTGTGCGCGGTAGATACATTTGACATTTGGGATACTCCTAGAATCAGCCGCCAAAATCAGCGACACTACTATATAAGCATCATCCATGCCAACATTTCCACCAATCCAAAAAATCTATATGAATCAACAACTTAGCCCAATCATCCCGCATTATGAAACTCTCTCTAACTCCAAGTGTAAAGAAAACCTGAAAAACTAAGGGTAAACCCTAATAAAACCACTGTATGCATCCACAGTCTTTTGTCGGAGAATCTTACACCTGCTACCATATCACATCCTGAAGTATAGGCCAGAACCATACCTAAATAAGAATCAATCAACAAACTAAATGCAAATGAGAATGATTCGCAATCAGGGGAGGGGTAAGGGCCTTTTTAGGTGTCGGTGGCGCTGTTATCCTATTGCAACTTAACCATTTTACTAAACTTTTCCAAAACTAGCCCCAAGAAGTTGGCAAGATGTAGAATAGAACGGTAGATATAGAATTGGACTATCCCCAGATGTTGCAGAATCTTATAGATCTTATAATCTAGACATCTCTAAGAAGCCAAAAGGGGCAAAGAATTATGTCATCTACTACCACATCAACAGAAGAGCGCGCACTAGTCTTGCTAGGACAAGGGCTGGGACCAGAATCGGTAGCGGCGGCAGTAGGTGTATCAGTTTCTAGGATTTCACAACTCCTATCCGATCCAGAATTTTCTGCAAAAGTTGCCGAGGCAAGATTCGAATCTCTTGCAAAGCATAATACCAGAGATAACAAGTATGATTCTCTAGAAGATACGCTAATTCAGAAATTGGAAGATTGTATTCCATACATGATGAGACCTATGGAGATCCTAAAGTCCATTCAGGTGATAAATCAGGCGAAGCGGCGTGGAAGTTCAGCACCAGAACAGATACTTTCCCAACAAACTGTTGTGCAACTTGTCTTACCTACGCAAATTTTCCAAAATTTTACAACAAATATTAACAACCAGGTTATCAAAGCAGGTTCACAAGACCTGGTAACTGTACAATCTTCTGCAATGACTGGTTTAATTGCTCAAATGAAAGGAGCGCGAAATGTCGGCACTACCCTCGAATCAGGAAATTCTCCTGCTTCAGCAAGTTCTTAAAAAAGCAGAACTTCTGGAGAAAAACAAGCAAGCTGCTCGTGAGCAACTTCTGCGTATCCAACTCATGCTCTCAAAACGTACCACATAATCCTGATGGCAACAATAAATGCGGAAACTCTAGGGTTAATTGAACCGACCCCAGAACTTCTAGAAGATCCAATTCGTGAATCTACCTTTGAAACTTCCCAGGTAGAAGATCTAGCCAGGAACTCATTAGATTTTCTAGCAGCTCTTGCTATGCCTGTAGTTTTTCGCTATCTATTTCCTCCGGTATTCAAATCTATCTGGACTTGGCTGCTTTCCTTCGTCTCTAAAACTCGTGATTTCTCACAACTAGCTATTGGTCTGCCACGCGGATTTGGCAAGACCATGCTTATCAAGATCTTTATTCTCTATTGTGTACTATTCACCAAAAAGAGATTCATTCTAATAATCTGTGGTACACAGACCAAAGCAAATAATATCATCTCAGATATTATGTCCATGCTAGGTGAGCAGAATATTAAGAAAGTATTTGGAGATTGGAAATTAGGGGCAGAAACTGACAGACAGGATCTGAAGCGTTTTGGTTTTCGTGGTAGAAATGTTATCATCATGGGAGCCGGAGCAGAATCTGATATTCGAGGAATCACACTAGAGAATGAGCGGCCAGATGTAATGATATTTGATGATATACAAACTCGCGAAGATGCTGATTCTGAGGTTGTATCTGCCAAGCTAGAAACTTGGATGGTAGGAACTGCAATGAAAGCTAAGAGCCCTCATGGGTGCTTATTTATTTTCATTGCTAATATGTACCCTACCAAACATTCCCTTCTACGCAAACTCAAACATAATCCAACATGGATGAAGTTCATTGCAGGTGGTATTCTTTCTGATGGTACATCTCTTTGGGAAGAATTGCAGCCAGTAGAACAACTTGCTAAAGAGTATGAGAACGATCTGGCAATGGGCCGCCCAGAAGTATTTTTCGCAGAAGTTCTGAATGATGAGAATGCCAGTGTTAATAATCTTATTGATCTAAACAAACTTCCAGAGTATCCTTTCCAAGAAGATGATATACACTTTGGTAATTTCATCTTAATTGATCCTGCAACAGATAAGCCAGGAGCTGATGCAGTTACAATTGCATATTTTGAAATACATAATGGTTATCCAGTAGCTAAAGAAATCATAGAAGGACGACTATCCCCAGGAGACACAATCGCAGAATCCCTTAAGATAGCACTTACTAGGAACTGTCGCGTAATTGCAATTGAATCAAATGCTTACCAATACACTCTTAAATACTGGTTCGAATTTATCTGCACCCAAAGAGGAATTATTGGGATCGAAGCAGTGGAAGTTTATTCTGGAGCATATAGCAAAAACTCTCGAATCCTCGGTATGTTCAAGCAACTCTTGGCTGGAGAAATCTATGTTGCCCCAGACTGCAAAGCGCAAGTTAATATCCAAATAACTCAATTTAATCCACTGCGCAGGGATAATACAGATGGCATCTTGGATTGTCTAACTTATGCGCCGAAAGTAATTGAACTATATGGGAACATTTTACTCGCATCTACAATCATCGAAGAGCAAGAGTTCTCCACAATTAGAATTCCAGGAATATATGAAACTTCACCTTTTTAATGGAGCCGGAAATGGCAGACTCTTCAATAGACGTACCAAAATTATTAGATAAGATCCAAGATACTGATATTGGCAGGTACTTAGTATCTATACTAACCGCTACAGGAAAATTGCCTGAGATTGATACGTCAAAAAGACTTGATGAAGATACTAATGGAGAATATAGTCTAGATACTGGAATAGTTAATATAAGCCCTAACCTTGATCTTACAGGGTGGGGAGGTATTTCCCAACGCCCAAAATCTGGACAAGTTTTAGCTCATGAACTTACTCATGCAGCGGATGCAAGGATGGTAAAGACTGTCTATACAGATAAAAATTTCCCCTCAGATTTAGGTACTCAAATAAAAAAGTTTTGGTTAAATGATTCAGCAGATGCAGCTCAGAAAGAGTTAGCTGCCAAAACTGATGATGATTCTTACAGAGCTAGACTGGACGAGTCCGGAGCTTTTGGTGTAGGAAATACTTTAGGAAGTCAACTAGGTTATTCTCCCACTAGACCTATAAACCATCTAGATGCTTCCAGAGCTCAGGATTTTATGGTGCAGTCAGAACTATTTTTACGGGGATTAAAACAAATGATTGGAAAGAAATAATCATGGCAGATAAAGATTTAGGTACTTCTCTAACAGATTTCCTGAAAGATCTTGTTGGCGCCGATTCCAATGTTTCTATGGCAGGCAATGCTGCTGTGGAAGGATTCGATCCGAAAAAGAAAGAAGTTGTGAATCAGATTATTGCGGCGATTCAGAAATCTAAAGATGATGGTCCTGAAGATATTGTAGATGCTGGTAACAATGCCTCTCTTGCAGATGCATCTCGTCTAGCTATCCATCAGAAAAATCATCTCTCCCTTCTTTCCAACCTCCAAGATTTCTATTCTAAGAAATATGGTATTGGTACTGGTGGAACTGCAAAGTAAACTTAGGAAAATCCATGGCAAGCGCAACACCGACAATCATTCCAGAAAAATCTCAGGCAGCTCTAATCCAGTTCCACAAACAATGTTATTCCATGCTCAATCAGCAGTGGAATCTTCGTGGACAGATGCGT